CCGCCCCTGCCGGCCACCGAGCCGCCCAGCGTGAAGTACCCCCTGTCAGGCAGAGCGTTGAGAGCCTCTACCACGATCTGATTGCTCATGTCCACCCCGCTCCAGATAGCCAGGCTCTCCACGAATTCCTTCATGCTCATTGCGTAGAGGGCCCCTTCGGGGTGGTACGACTCAGTCCAGGTGCATTGATCGCCGGCGTTGTACGCATTGAACAGCGCCTCGCCCGACAGCCCCTCCACAGCAGCCGCCCAGTCGGCATTGCAAGTGCCGGCTGACTTCCGGCAACCTGGCGGGATGCGATTTACGGCGCTACGCGCGGCTATGTCGCTCGCTACTTCTGGAGTAATCATTTGGCCTGCCGCCTTCCGGGATCGACCGGCGTTGTAGTCGGGACGTTCCCGTCGATAACGTTAGCCAGCGCGGTGGCGAGGCTGGAGATGGATTCCTGAGCTAGATGGACGGGTGCAGCCGGGCTGCCGATCGGGTGAGTCTCGTAAAACTCCGTCACCTTGTCGCCCGGGCCGGTAGAATCAGGCTTAGCTCCGGCAGCCATCCCCGACCGGAATTGCTCGTCCAGTTGTTCGTTGGTGAGTTCGCCACGACTCAGCGCCCTGAGGAATTCGTTGCTCCCCGTGTAGCTGCCGACACCGGTGCCTGCCTCGTAGTCCAGCAACGCCTGCTCTACGGCGGATCTTCCGGACAACCCTGCGTGCTCGAACCCCTTCAGGTCGTCTTCGGTAAAGCGCCCAGCTATCTGCCCCACGGCCCTCAGCAGGGCCGTCCCGGATATATTCTGGATCTGCTCGAGCCGGGTCGTACCCGCCATCGTCATGATCTGATGGTAATGCTCGAGAGCGTCATCGGGAAGCGCCGCCGCCAGTTCTTCAAGACGTTCCTGGCCTTCAGCGTCGATTACCCCGGTCTCTCGCTGGTATCTCAACATGGCGTAAGCCTCGAAATTCGACACGTCTTCAGGCGTAGTCAGGCCGTAAGTACGATAAGCCTCATCGATGCTCCTACGCCTCGACGCCGACATCCTACGCGCTCCAGTGAGGGCTTGTTCGTACGTCCCCGCCGCCTCCACCGCTGCCGATCTGGCGGCCGCTATGTTGGTTTCGCTACGTGTGCCGACATCGCTGTCCCAGTTGTAGATCACGGCATTGATGGCTTGCCTCTGGACGGGATCGGTGATGGAGGAATAGCTCATCCCGTAAGCCTCCTGAGCCAGGTAATTCTGCATATGAGAGCCGATTTGCCACGACTCAGCTCCGGCGTTAGCCTCCAGGAATCTGGCCCGCTCTTCGTAAAGCTTGATGGATACGTCGCCACCGATTTCGCGGACGAGTTGAGCGTGTGCCCTCTCCAGCGGGCTGCCCTGCTCGTAGAACTCGCGAGTTGGCCCGGACGGCCCCCACATCTCGCCCAGCGACATCGTGGCATAGGTAGCCTCATCCATGGCGGCTCTCTCAGCGGTAGCGCCTGTCACGAAATCCTGCATGCCCTGTGTGCGATCGATATTGCGGAGCGCCGACGCCCACCCCAGCTCGGCTAACCCCGTCATGTACTGCCCGCGCAGGGTCAAGTCGGCGTCGGAAGACGTCATCCGTCCGAGAGCACGCTGTGAAATGGAATCAAGCCGGGCGAAGATGTTGGAAATATCTTGATTGCCCTTGAGGAATGCCGTGCTGAGGAGCCCCTCACGGATCCGCCAGGATTGTTCATTCCTCAGATTGTAATAAAGATGCTTATACTGATTATCCGCCATAAGACCGTTTGGATGGATGTCAGGAGCGTTTTGGGCTTGAAAGTGAAGCTGCGAGTTGTATTCTACGAATAATTCCGTGGCAATAGATTCAGCGAAGCCCATCATCCAATCGGGCTCGCCGCTTAGACGCGCTGCCTCCATGGCGTCTTCCATGCTGCCCGGGCCGCCGTATTCTCTCCAGAACTCTTCTGCCAGATCGGCATTCTGCAGGCGTCTGTAGATCTCGCTGGCCAACATGGAGCGTGTCATGATCATCTTGTCGGGATCGTCTACCGAATCATCGGTGGCGTAGGTGGCCAGGCTGCTGACTACCGACGAAGCGCCTGCCATGCCGGACAGCTCCGTAGCCGAAGCACCCCGCCGCCAGCTCGATGCCACCCCGCCCCAATCCAGCCAGGCGTCTTCGCCGCGTGCGTACATCCAGCGCCCTATCTGACGCATCTCCGCCGTCGAAGCTGCCGTAGAGGAGCGTATGGCATTGGCTCGCTGCTCCATCAGAGCGCCTTCGTTGTTGAGCATGCCGATTACGTTGCTCCCCACCGAACGCGCTGACACGGCAGCCGATCTCATGGCAATCGCTTCGGCATCCGACACTTCATGGCCGGCTATCTCGCCATATGTCGCGGCGATCCCGCCGATCAGCCCGGCGTAGCTGTCTGTTTCCTTATCGATCCTGGCAATGGTCGGGCCATGCATCGCTGCCAACGCTTCCGCCTGCAGTTGAGGCGTCGTCGCCATGGTTCGGCGTGCCCAGTATTCCGCCTCCCAGCGATCCCCCGCTGAGTCGAAGCTGGCCAGAGCGTCATCGCCGAATTGCAATCCCGCTACACTGCTGTCCCACGTACCCGCCCTGAAGCCGCCTTCATTCATGTCCAGCATGCGGGCCATCTGGCGGCTGCCGAACGGGGTCAGCCAGTACTGGATGGCCTGCGCTTGCTGCGCCAGGGCCCAATCCGCGCCGCCTACGGCGCCGTATGACATTCCGACACGCCCCATACCGTTTGCCATCTCTGCAAACCCCGCCGCAGCAGCCAACGCCCCTGCCGGCTCGACCCCCTGTGGCATGTAGGGCGTCATGGCCTGGAATAGGGGGTCGATGTATCCGGTGTACGCTTCTTCGATCGTGCGCCCTGTAAGCTGGCTCAGCAGAGCCGCGCTGGTCCCCAGCTGGCGCGATGCATCCGACATTGCTGCCGGATCGGTGCTTCGTATCATGCTGGATGCACGGATCATCGTCTGAGCCGATTCCAGCAGGCTGAGCGAAACGTCACGCATCGTATCCCTGATGGTAGTCATGGCGTTGACCATTGCATCAGCCAGTGCTTGAGGATCGTCGAGCCCTCCACGCCCGCCTACGGCCCTTTCGAGGAAGCCCGACTGAGCCAGCATAGGCGCTATGCGTCCCAACTCGATACCCTGGAAGCCTAGATCCCTGATCCCGCCATACGCCAGATCGATGGCTTCGAGTGTAGCGTCGAATCCAATCCCGCGATGGCCTCTTCCGTAGCCGGATACGTTCTGATACAGTGTAGTGAACAGCTGATCGGCCATGGAGGCCTTGGTGACGTCTTCGATGTTGAAGATCGGATCGTTGTCGTACTTCCACAGCCCGATGGCATCGTACAGCTTGTCTGACAGCAAGCCGTAGCCGATAGCCAGGGGAATGCCGGCGCCTGGGATGGCGGTTAGACCGGCCTCTACTCCAGCGCTGAGCAGCCAGCGTCGTGTCTCCATCGCCTGGCGTTCTCGCATTTCAGCTTCAAACGTCTGGCCCATCATGACACTCGCTGCCGATCTTTCGAGGGCGAGTGGATCATTCATGCCGAAGGCTGCAGAGGGGGCTTGTACGCCGAATGCCGGCAGCATCGAAGGCTGCGGCAGGGTAGGGAACAGCACCTGAGCGGTGACGGGGTCGATGGCGCCGGTATTGAGCGTGCCGGGCTGACCTAGCTGCAGGCCCTGCTGCTGTTGAGCGAGGACGTACTGCTGCAGATCGGCACTGACCTGATCCATCGATACGTTCAGTTCACCGGCCATATTCCATATCCCAGGTCAAGGATCCTTCACTCCATCTGAAGTATACCACCTTGGAGATCTCGGCTACGCCCCCTCTCAAGCGTTCTATGAGTCAGGGGCTTCACGCTTCTTCACCCAGAAGTCCCTGACCTGTTTGTCGAGCATGATGCTCTTCTTCGTAAACATCCCGGGCATCTTGTCCCAGTCGATCAATATCTTCGTACCGGGCAGACTGGAGTTGGATACGGCATCCCTGAGATCCTGCTGGCTGGCCTTCATGATCCACGGCGTGAATGCCACCCGCAAGGCGTCTTGAGCAGCACTCGACAGGTTTGGGCTGGCTGCACACGCGCTGATGAAAGCGGCTTCGCCCTGCCTCACGTGTGTTATCAAGGCCGCCTGGACACGTACCGAAGTATTCAGCTCCCAGCCAGGCCCTCCCCTCACGAGCATGGAGCCGAGCATCGACCCGAGAGGGGTTCTCAGAAATTCTCTACCGTGCCCGGCTTGAGTAGTTCGGCCAGATAGTTGATCCATACCGAGAAAGCCGCCTGAGCTTCCTGATACAGGACGGGATGCAGGCTACTCTTGATCTCCAGCACCCGCGCCTCCAGCGTGGCCACGATCTCGTTGACCTTGCCATCCCTGTACGCCTGGGCGAGATCGAGGTTGACGTCTGGAAACTCCTTGTCCCTCAGCTGTATCGTAGCGGCCGACATCAGCATGTCCGTCCTGTAGGTCTCGTCGAATCGCGGCGTGACGATCGTGCCTGGCGTGGCATTCCTGAGTTCCTGCAGGTTGGACATGGACAGCCGGGTGATGAGGTCGATCATATCCGTCCTGAGATCGCGGAAGGTGATGACCGGCGCCTGAGGGTGATCGGCTAGCTGGTACGTCTCGGTGATCTTCTCGTTCATCATGAGCTGTGCCAGATGCCGATCCACCGAAGCGGGGTTCATGCGGCTCTTGTACTTATCCACCAGCGCCTTGCGCACTTCCATGAACTTCTTCTCGAGTTCTTCGGGAAGCGACTGCATGGATACCTTCCTGACGGTGTTATCCGTAGGCCTGGAGTCAGCGGAAGTTGCGCCAGCGCCAGTATCGGCGGGGGTCGCCGGAGTGGGGGTGGCGGCGGGTACGGTTGCGGGTCCGGTTGCGGCCCCGGGGGTGGTGGGGGTGGAGGTAGTGGTAGAGGTAGAGGTGGCGGTAGCGTCGGATTCGTTCACGGTGAGACTCCATTCGCAAAATTCGTCCCGGGTGGGGCGCGATACCCCACCCGGGCGTGTGTTTGTTTACCGTACCCCTCTTATCGGCAGAGGGGCGATGGACTCGTAGCGTCCGCTGACGTTTTCGCCCAGCACCAGCGTATTGGCGCCCAGGGCGAACTGGTGCGAGCCGAAGTACGTCACCTCCAGGAAGAACGAATCCCAGAGGTCGGACTCGAGGTCCCTCATGATCAGCCCGATCCCTACCGGCCGGTTGAAGACCTCACTGTTGAGGTTCAGCCACATCTGGTTGTTCCCCGGCTTCTCGTAGAGGGCATCGATGATGTCCTGCGGGAGGTACGAGTAGAACGCCTTGAGCAGCGACGGGCCATGCACCTGAGCCTTGCTGACGGTAAGCTGACCCGTACCGCGTCCCGGGACGATGGTCCCCCGGCGTCCGCCCAGCTCCCACATGTACTGGAGCTGCTTCTGTTGCGACAAGGCGACGGTCTGCACCGAGCCTATCACGTACAGGTTCTCCGTCGACTGCACCATGGACAGGGTGGGGGCGCCGCAGCAGAGGGCGCAGCTTTCGCCGGTGATGAACTTGTTGATGTACTGCTCAGGGAGGGTTCCATCAACCAGCCCCTGAAACTGATTCCACTCTGACAGCCTCTTCATCTTTCACCCCCCTACTTGCTGCGGGAACGGACGTGAAGGACGATGCGTGCGCCGCGATTAGGCCACCTGGGATACAGATCGAAGTCGAGATCCAGGTATCGAGGATCGTCTGCATCCACCGCCCAGCCCAGTATCGCCAGCCTCTGAAGCGTCCTGGTCTCGGAGACGAGATGCCTGTCGCATCCGCCGGCGAGGATTGCTATCCCGGCTTCCAGCCACTCGTCCATGAACTTCCGGCCCTGATCCGGGCGGAACTTCGCCCTGATGTAGCGGGCGGAGTAGTCGATTTCAGACTGCACCACCTGCTCCATTCGCGCCGGATGAGTCATGTCGGTCGTGATTGCATCCCTCGAGTACACCGGCATGCGGGGGTTTTCCTGAGCGAATACCTCGATGCCACCCTCTCCGATGGTCTTGAGCTGAGGCGGCTCGAACTTCGCATTGAGCACCCTTTCGACGTAGGGTACTCCAGCCTTGGTGTAGATCGTCGCGGGACGATCCACGCTCAACTGAGCCGCCCTGATCGCGTACAGGTAGTACGACGGGACGACCATGCCTTCCAACATGCAGACATCAGGCCAGCAGATCCGCATGCTGCAGTTCTGTACCGACTGACCGTACTGCCTGTAGTAGGCGGCCTCGCGTTCGGTGTTGTAGTACTCGTTGACGTACCGATACCGCGTGAGCCCGCGATGCTCCACCTCCACCGGATTGAGCAGGGTGATCGTGCTGGCCGAAACGGTGTTCACCCGGTAGGGATGGCCCTTGCCGTCGTCGTCGACCAGTTCGAGATACCTGCCGGGCAGGCATCCGAACACGTTGAAGTCAGTGATGCCGGGGTCGGTGAACGACATTCCGTTATTGCTGACTCCACCGCCGCTGCCGACGGTCTTGAGCGGGATGGCTTCATTGCGCGTCCGGCGTGGCATGGAGAACATGCCGATGATCTCGTTCAGGTAGTTGTCAGGATCGCGCTTCCAGTTCATCATGACTTCAAACGCCGCCCTCACGTCATCGCTCTGGCTGAGCAGCACGTGAGCGTAGGCGTGATCGTGCCAGCGGATGGCCTCGAAGGCGTTGAGCCACTTCTGGAGATCGGCTGCATCGGGATCGACGTAGCCGTCCAGATCCTGAACGTTCATGAGGTAGCAGCCCGTGCCGACTGACAGGGCCAGCTTGGCGGCGTAGACCAGCGGGTTGTCGGGGGTGAGCTGGCTTTCGCTGCCGGCGTAGGCGATCAGATCGGCCAGCGAGCCGATCCAGACGGGCTCGTCGGTGTACTCTCCGCGGGCGGCGTTGTAGCTTACAGAGACCAGGCCGTTCATCGGCCTTACGATCTCGTACATCAGGTAGGGATCCGCTACGCCCTTCCCGGTCTCCAGAGCTACAGCTCCTGAAGACCCGCCTGTTATATCGCAGCCATCGCCGAAGGTCCCGGTGACGGAGGTGAGCAGGATGTAGCCCGACCATCCGCGTCCGTCCGTGAACGTTTGATCGGCTGTGGCTGCAGCGTGTACGCCGGTCCCCTGAGTGATATTGGAGATGGCGTCGAGGTTCTGGAGGTCATCTCCGTACACTCTCGCCACCCACAGATAGCCGGTATCCAGCCCGGTGATGAGGCTATGCACGACAGTTCCTTCGCCGTAAGTAGGGTTGACGGCGGCTCCGTCGGTCCAGCTGATCTTGTCGCCATCCTCGAATTGTCCGACAGCGGAGCCGTAAGCTATCAGTATATCAGCCTCGCTGGTGTATACCACAGCATCGACAACTCCGGAGCCGGTATCGGGATGGTTGCTGGTCACGATCTCGCGATCCTCGAAGAACCTTCCGGCGTTGGGGATAGCGTTCGTAAACGCCACCTTCAGCTCCGGGTGGGGCATCGGCAACTGAGGCACGAGTCGGAGATTACCCGTATCGGCGTCCACCTCGTTTATGGGGAATTTGACGTAGAGAGGCGGTGCTTGCGTTTTCGAGATTTCGTAATCCACGATCCTGAGAAGGTCGCCGTAGAGGATGTTCTCGCGGGCGAGATCGTGGGACGGGGTTCTGAACTCGTAATCGCCTACACGCTCTCCGGTGGCGCCCCCCAGCATCGTGTGGCCTATACCGGCAGGCATTAGAACGCCGAAGTTCTCGATGGCGACGTCGACCTTGCCCAGGCCATCCGTCACGTCGTACTCTTCACCAGAGCCGGAATGGAGCAGAGTCAGCTTGACAGACCGGGTGTCGACTATCGCTCCACTCGCCAGATCCGGGTATGACAGGATATTCAGCCCGTTGTGGTATTCGTAATTACCTCCGACGGCCTTGCTTACCTTCTGGAAGCAGGGCCCCAGGTACATCGGGGGCATGCTTACGTTGGGATCAGGAGCTGAAAAACCCTCATACTGGATCTCCACCCTGACATCAGGGGGTTGGTAAGCCATTTCCACCACCTCTCTTCATCTTGAGCCTATTCCGACGTTATCCCTTCCGAGACGATGTTCTTGATGAAGGGCACGCGGATTCGCTCCAGCGTCGTTTCATCTACCCCTGTCCCGGGCCCGTGGGTACGGTAGGTGTAAGTCACGTGGAAGTGTACGTTCAGCATGATGGCCGTATCCCACAGCTTGGGCCCGGCGGTGCCCTCACCACTCTTAAGTATACGAGGCGAGTCTATCGCTCCAAAGTCGATCTTGCGAAACTTATGACGCGCCTTGAGCATGTCGCGATGGAACCAGAGCAGGAACCAAACGAGCTGAGCCAGCACTTCGGATTCCTCGTCATTGGTCGACAGGCAATGGACGTAGATGGGTGTGGAGTAGATCTCGACGTGGCCTGTCGTCTGATCTTCGTGGTTGTAGGTGTCCAGCCCCTTGCCTATCCCGCCGAGGTTTTCCGGGGTAATCCTGCCGCGAGCGACGACGATAGCCGGGACCTTGCTGAGCTGATCGGTCAGCTCGACGCCCTGAGCGGCGATGATGACGCCGGTCTTAGCTCGATCCGGGTCCCACTGGAAGAGCCTCTGATCCCCCGTCACTCCCCAAATCCTCCCCGAGGCGAAGAATTGCTGGATGAAGGTCAGAAAGGCTTTCCTCACTTGGGCAAAGGTTTCCACCGTCTATCCCTTCGAAATTCAGATAACCATCCTCGCAAGGCACTTCCAGCGTCTTGGCGAATACCATGATCTCAGCCATCGTTGGTCCAGTCGTTCAGCCGTGGCCGCCAGTAATACCGTCCGCGATACGGCATGAGCTCGTTCACCTCAGGCACGGCGAGGTGATAGAGCGTGTCGTCAGCCGGGATTCGGCTCACCATCAGGATCTGCTTGAGATCAGCACCAAGCAGCTTGCCGCGCACGCGGACCATCTCGACGTTGTATCTCACGCCCATCGAATCCACCAGCAGGTCGCGAGGCTTAATCGTAGGTGTGGATGAAGTCCAGAAGATCGTCTGATCGTTCTCCACCTTGTAGACACCCAGCTCCTGCAGCATCTTGCCGGAAGGGGCTCTGGAGATGAAGAGCTCGATCGGGGCGAAGAAGCCTCCTGCGATGCCGGTGTTGTAGCACTTGCGGCAATCGGAGACGAGCGTCTTCTGGAGCCCTGGATCGTAGCAAGCCGTACATGGCGGGCCCCAGGTACGCCTTATGAACACGAAGGAGGGCTCCCCGGCATATCTACTGAGCAGAAGCTGCTCTCTGCGGTTAATCTCTCTGGCAACCGCCGTCGGCCTCTGTCGTAGCCACTCTACCGGGGAGGTCAGAGCGATAGAGGGTCCGCTATCGCTCCGCAATTCCACTTCAAGCCGGTAATACACCGTAGCCGTGCTGTTCATCAGCCTGGCTTCGTAGTCCTGAAAGTACTCCGCGCCGGTTATTTCACGCTGCAGCGTCTCCCACGGGCCTTCGGGGGATTCGCTGCGCTGCACCGTGATGTATTCGGTGTACCCCGGCGGGATATTGTCTATCGACCAATGCAGGGTGATTACCTTGGGCTGCAGGTATGAAACCCTGAAACTGGAGAAGCTGGCCATCCCCTACCTACCTCACGACGATCGGTATGGGGAATGCACCTTGCCGAAAGCCCTCTTCAGGTTGATGCTCAGCTTGATCGACATGATTTCCTGGTTGATCCTGGCGCGTAGCGATTGGACCAGGCGGTCGTATTCGGCCACGTTGTCCAGCGCGACGGTAGTGCCGTCGCTGGTGTAGGTGAGGGCGTTTCTCGAGCGGAGGATGAGTGCCGACTCGAGTGCCGCCAGCACGGCCATATCGACAAGGAGGGAATCGGAGGGGAAGTCTTCGTACGAGCTGGAGCTGATTGGAGGGGGCGTGGTATTGTACCGATCCAGCGCCTTATCCAGGAAATAGGCCAGTCTGTCGTCTGAAAACTCTTCCTCATCGTCGAGCAGACGGTTGAGGTGAGCGTAGTCGCTCAGGCTGTTCCTGACATCCTTGATGTAGGCGTCACGGCTTTTTCCCATGCCCCCACCTTATCAGTCGACGGGGGTGAAGTCGACATCGTTTTCCTCGCACCACTCGTCCAGCAATGCGACGATGTCGGCCTTCCTGGCCCCCTTGGGGATCTCCACGTCGTGCTTTTCGGCAAACGCCTTCAGCTGAGTCAGTGTGAAGGAGCTGAGATCGACTTCAGCATCCTGCACTTCAACCTCAGGCTCGGATACGTCTTCCCGCACGACAGGCTCAGCCTCGACGGGCTCAACCTCGACAGGCTCTTCTTCAGGCTGCACGGGGGCCGGCTTGGGCTTAAAGCCCATCGCCCTGACCTCGTCAGCCGTCATGATCCTGCTTGGCTGAACCCTCTCGGAGGTAGTGCCGGTCTTGGCGTCGACTTCGTCCTCCGAGATGGTCTCGGTGTAAGAAGGCGGCTCGTAGCCGTGGCTTCTCACTTCATCCGCCGTAAGCGTGCGCGGCTTCTTGGCTTCGTACTTCTGAGGGGGCAGATCTTCGACTTCCTGAGGTGGCATCTCAGGCGGCCTGCCATGGAACTTCCTGAGCTCGTCGGCGGTGAAGATCCTTACCCTGTTGCTCCCCTTGAGGCCGGCGCCTATGGCACGGCTGGAACGCTCATGCTCGGCATTGCTCAGGGCGATGTTGCCCCTGGCAATGATCTCCATCTTGGCCCTCAAGGCATCGCGGCTCAGCACGATGCCCCCGGGGGTAGAGGATATGGTCGATCTGCTCATATCCCTGCCCCCGGGGTCAGCCGGTAGGAGTTCGACAACTCCATCTCTCACTAATTGTGAGATTCGATCATGCTCAGGCGAGCCGTCGACGATGGAGATGTTCGGAGACGTAAAGCCGGGCATCAGCGTGTACCCACCAACGGCAATCCCGGGGTCCTCGCGATCTCCCAGGTGTTTGATTCTTACTACCATGATTCCCCTTCTCTACTCCGTCAGTTGCCCACGTGCCTCGAGTTCAGTCTCCATCAGTCAGGAGTTAGCCTCAAGGCTCCTCTTCCTCATTCGCCTGCGGGACGATCAGGAGTGCGCAGGAGTAGATGTTGCCCAGGGCAGTACCCATCTCCATGCTGAGCTCCCACTGGATCGTCTGGAAGCGCTGCTCCATCTCGAACTGGAAGTCGTTGAGGGTGTAGTGCTTCCCGATGAACTGCGGATCGGTGAAGCAGTAGATGTACCCCTTCGGGAAGACGTTCTTGATGGTGGTGATGATCTCGCGTCCCATGAGCTTCGCGTAGGTGTAGCCATCCTTGGCCACGTCGTACGCGCCGAGGTCGAGCTCGCTGCTCTTCCAGTTGAGCAGCTGGTTGAAGTCGTCCTTCCTCATGAGGATCTTCTTCGACTCGAGCTCGTAGCTGTCCAGGAGGTTGAAGAGCTTGATGAAGTCGCTCCTGACCAGCTCGCCGTCAGCACCGGTGCCGTTGATTATCTTGCCGGTAGCGGCAACGGCGGCGTTGACCAGAGAGATGGCGTAGCCATCCTTCTGCTTGATGACGGCGTTGGCCGAGTTTCTCTCGATGTACTCGGTGATAGGGTGCTTGTAGACCCTGATCTCCTGCTTCGTCTTCCAGTACCGGGGGGAGGAGAAGCGGTTGAAGGGCACGATGTACCGCTTGCCCTGCATGTACTCGCCGGTGGGCTGGCCCCTCCAGTCGAGCACCATGGCCACTCCATCCTCCTCGATCTCTTCCTGACGATAGAAGGTATCGGAGTCGCGATCAACGTAGCACTCGGCATCGGTGATGTTCTGAGGCGGGATGATCTTGTCCCAGAAGCTCGACTCGCGCACCTTGATGGCCGTGACTTCGCGGCTCACCTCTGCGAGCTTGTCGATCCCCTCGGCGGTAGACGCCATCTCGAGGAACTGCCTGTTGAGAGCGGAGACCTCAACGGGATTCAGGCGCTCTGTCATTTACTATTCACCTCCTCTTAGGCGTTGGGCACGTTAGGATCGTGCCTGAAGCGAAGGGTGACGGTTCCCCCGGCGGCTGCGGAGGCCTGAGGCGGGACTTCGACGGTGGCGTAAGCCTTCTCGCCGGCAGCGGCGATCCGCCAGAAGCCGTGTCCGGAAACACCGGTCCCGGTGACCGGAGCACCAGCCACCCAGCCGGAGAGGGCCCCGGTAAATCTGTCGGTCACGAACACCAGATCGGCATCCCTGATGACAGTGGTTGCGCCCGAAGCCTCGGTGTCCCAGCGCATGTTGCGTCCGCCAGCCGAGCCGGCGACGTCTGCGAAGACCACCCACGGGGCTGAAGTGGGCACCGCTCCATCGCCGATCTTTTCGATCAGCTGCTCACCGGCGTCGGCGTCGTATTCGACGACAACCGGCTCGCCGGAGGCGAAAGCGGGCCTTGCTCCGCCCTGGTCGAGGGCGATCCCGAAGGTCCTGCGGTGGAACTGATCGGGCAGGCTCAGGATCCTAATCATATCACACTCCTCCCGTTGCTCTTGAGAGCACGAAGTCGGTAAGACTGGCGCTCCCACCCTTGTTTATCGTTACCAGATTGCCTTGCATGACAGCCCGCTGCGCCTGTGAAGTAGCGAAGGCGAGCTTTTCGAGTTCGCTCTCAGGGAGAGCGGCGAGCCGTCTCGCCTTCTCGGACAGGGACAGGCCCGGCGGGAAACTGCCAACCATACCTACCTTCTCCATCCGGGAAAGCAGGTCGACGGCACGCTCGAAGTTGTGCAGACGGTCGTTTTCAGATACCAGCTCACGCACCATGGCGGAGCCGTACTTGAAAAGCTCGGCCATCCCATCGAGCGATAGAACCATGTCTTGGTCCTTGGGCATCTTCCCTCCCACCTACTGCAACCGGGTGCCTGTCAGCGCCTCGTACTTGTCGGTGATGTCCACACGCTTAGCCAGCGATTGGGCGGCATCCCCTCCGGCGAATAGGGCCAGAAGCCTGCGGTCGATCCCCTTCAGCCTCCGGCGCTCTATCGCGCTGGCGAGTTTGCCCATAAACTCCGACAACGCCATTGCGGCGGAGTTTCTGTCAGCGTCACGGACATCACTCAACGCTGTCCCTGTCGACATGCTCCCCAGCTTGACCGCCACCATTTCCATGCGATCGGCCAGTTCGGACGGCGTCCAGTCGAGGACGCTGTTGGATCTGGCCTCTACGCCGGTTTCGGCTTCAGCCGCCTTGAGGAGTTCGTCGACAGAGAGCATTTAGTAACCCATCTGGCGGAGAGCAGACGCCCAGTCGAGAACGGTGGAAACCTTATCCACGCCCTCGTCGGCAACCTCTTCATCCTCGAGCGAGTCGGCGAGCGCCAGGATGGCCTCTGTATCCTCGTCGGAGAAAACCTCGGGATTGTCCATGGCGGTCTCCGCGATCTCGTCGATCGCGTCGACGACGTCATCCTCGTCGGGGTCATCGTCGAGCAGGGCATCCTCTGCAGCCTTCAGCATCGCGACCTTCTGCATGGTGTCGTTGTAGGCGAGCTGCTTGACGAACGCTGCAAGATCTTCGGGGCTGGCGACCTTGTTCTGCCCCATGATCAGGTCATTCACGCTTCCCATCTTAACCTCCCCTTGGGAACTGATGTCTGCGATCGCTGCCTTGCGGCCTGCAGCTTCGTTACGCAGGATCATGTCCTGTGTAGCGGCTGCGCCTGCCACGGAAGCGATCTTGTTGTAAGCCTCGCCATAGCGTGAGGCTATGTCCATCCTACCCCGCTTCTGCACCATGGCGTGGAGATCTTCCACAGCCTTCGTAATGCCTTCACGTGCGGCATTCTTGACCAGGCTGGACATGTCCGACTTGGCAGGTTCACGAGTCACTGACTCGATCCCAGCCAGCAGGTCATCCAGCGTGAGATCTGCCGCAGGCGGCACCGTCTGGACGGAAGGATTGGCGCTCCCCGTGGGAGGCTGATCGCTTCCATCGCCGCTGGGTGCAACGCTCGTGTCGGCATCCCCTTCCGATCTCGTTTCTGTCGCGGACATCTTGGGGGTTTCCTCCATCTTCGGAATCGCCCCCGGGGTGTCCGATTCGGCCTGAGCCTCAGCCAGCTTCTTGCGGAGTTCGAGAAGCTGTGCGGGCTGCAGCTTCTTCATCTCCGCACTGGCCTGCTTCTGCTGTCCGCTGTTCATCAAGTCGAGCACGTGATTGACGGGATCGTCAACACTGCCCAGCTTGACCAGCTTAGCGAAGCGTTCGGTCAGCGATGCGCTCATTGCCACCTCCTTAATGGCATCCTAAGTGTACGTGTCTCCAGGTAAAATCAAAATCGAAGAGAGGCATTACCGATATGCCCCTCTCAGGTACGACATGGAGACGAGTAGATCGTATCCAGTCGACGCCAGATCCCGCCTGGCATCCCCCGTCGGGATGTATCCCGCCAGCTTGGACAGGCTGGCGTTTTTCTGCATGAGGTAAAAAAGAACCCTGGGATCTTCCTGGGTGAAGCTGGAGCGATAGCCGTCGTACGTCGCGGCGGCTGTCGCCAGCTCCTGGCTCCTGGGCTCGATAGCTGCGGAGGCGCTCTTCGTCAGGAGAGAGGCGTCGCGATATCGCACGCGATCAGGCCGCCACCGCTGGTAGAAGGAACGCGAGCTGGCAAACTTGACCAGCAGATCCGCCACCCCGGGATTGAAATGCTGAGGCAGCCATACCCGTCTGACGACGGGGGCAGCCGTCTTGGCCAGCACCAGCCCCTGTCGGTAGGCCTGACGCGCCTGACGCGCTCCGGCGGTCTTCCTGATGGAGATGTAGGTGATCTCCACCGGCTTGATGGCCATTCTGCACGCCCCTGCCGTACCGAGGATGTCTTCCAGATCGTAATCCGAAAGGGCATCCAGCAGGTCTTCACTCATGGGATCGTCAGCCAGCGCTATCTGGCGGCCGTCTTCGATCAATGCCGGCTGATTGGTGAGCTTCTCCACCATCAACTCAGCCTGTTCGGGCGTGATGCCTAGCTTGGAGCCTACCGGCTCATCCTTCTCGATGGAGGCAACGGCCTTCTTCGCCGCCGTCTTGAGCGGGTAGATCAGACCCTCTCTCTCAGCCAGCTCGGCAGAAGACACTACGGCGCTACCGGTGCTGGCCAGTTTGGCCAACGTGCCGGAGGAGGGGTCGGCCGGGATATCGACGAAGCTGATGTCGAAGAAGGCGGGATGATCGTTGATCGCCACGACGCGGGTACGGCCTTCCCAGATCCCGTTCAGGTGGTGCTTCAGATGCTCGCAGTAGTCGTGTCTGGTGAATGAACGATGCCCGCAGATGCTGCAGATGTCGTAGGGCACTCGCGTGCCCATGCTCACCGCCGGCATCCTGCCTGCTTCGAGCCGCTTGATGGCCATCTCCTGAGCACGCGGGTCTTCCTTGTCGAGTGCTACGATCACCTCGACGCGATGGGCGTGCGGGCGTGGATTGTAGCTGGCGAACAGGCAGCGCGTGCCGATAGCGTCCTTCTCTGGATTGGCATTCTGGTGATGCACGAAGGGGTAGGCGTGCATGAAGGTCTTGTGATAGGTGATGAGGGCTTGTTCGGGGAAGAAGTCGCCGTTGAGGTTCGAGCCCCAGTATTCACCGGCGCCGAGGATGTTGACCAGCAGGTAGACCAGACGGTCGGGATGCAGCTGCTGCGACCTGGTTGCCCAGAAGTCGGCCATCTCCGGCATGAGTTCGACTTCAGCCTCAGCGTACTTCTCGAAGAGGCCGCTGCCAGGGCGAAGGGTAGCCATCACCCTGGCTTCGCCTTCAGGGTCGTACGCCCCGACGTGTATCCGCTTCAGCATCATTAGTCAGCTACCGACCTTATGGCTCGATCCACCGTAGAGCGGGCGGCGGCGTCGGCAGCCCCTACTCCGATGACTCTGGCTACGTTCAGAGATGTAGGAATCCTGTCACGGATCTCCTGCGTCTGAGCGTCGCGCCAGTCGATTTCCTTGAGCCCCTTGGCGATTTCAAGCGGCAGGCCCTCCGTGCCGTAGGTCTTGGCCTGACGCATGATGGGGGCTACGTACTGAGGTATGGAGCCGACGCTGGGGGCGACGCTGAAGATAGCGTCGAAGTTCGACCTGGCTTCGTTATCGTTCTTGAACTCAGGATACTTGCTTATCAGCCGGTTCCACGACTCATCCTGCTGGATGGCAAGTCGCCGGGCGCTCTTCTTGCGATTGATGGCGGTAAGCACGCCGGCGCCGAGCACGCCGGCCAGCGTCAAGCCGCCGCCCAGCGCCACCTCGCCCCATCCAGCTACCTTCTCCATGGACTCCTGAGCCCTCAGCCCTACCAAAAGCATTCTCTCGAGATCTGTCATTGCTTACGCCCTTGTCTCCGGAGGATATTCCGGGCTGTATGCCTGAATCTGACGTCTGTATCCGGCCGGCGTGGCGGCATGTAGGTCGGAGCCGGCTTGGACGCAGCGGCTGCTCTGGCTCTCAGCAGGCTGGACGTGATACCCTGCCCCATCGTCCCGCGTATGCCTCCGAGACCGGCTTCCCGATTGCGTCTCATGTTGGCGAAGTGAGCCAGGAATGGCAGCTGCCGCCCGATGTTGGCCCCGTAGTTGTAAGCCCCGCGCTGCTCGCGTCCGTAGCGCCCTTCAACGATGCCGGGGATGCCGAATCTGCTGAGAGCTTCCATGCCGACATTGACCGGCACGTAGGATACGCGGCCGATAGCCTTGTCGGCGGCCGCCCCAAGTCTGCGACCCAGTGCTTTATTAGCCGATGCCCGAAGCAGCTTGTCTACCTTGCCCGACAGATAGATCGGTACGCCCAAGTTGGTGACCAGCGATACCGGAGCCGGCATCGCCCTGGGCTGAGGTATGTATGGAGTGACGTCCTCCAACGTACCACCCAGGGCGCTCAGGTTTTGAGCCGACAGTTTGTCCATGCCGTCAAGAACTCTCAGGAACATTTACACCTACAGTTCTTTGCCGTAAGCTCTCTTTACGAGTGCGGCGATCTCGACGCGCTCGCGTTCGAGAGCGTTGATCTCCTTATCTACGTCGCGAAGCTGGTAGGCCAGCTTGATGTACTGGTCCACCGTCTTCAGCAGTGGATGCCTGGGGTCCATCACCCCGGCGTACTTTACGAACCGGGGTGGGGCGTAGTCGGCGCAATGCAGGTTCTCCAGCGATTCGTGTGCAGCCTTGAAGAGGTCGTCGACGATCTTCTGGCCACGCACGCTCATCACTGAGGTGTAGCTCCTGTCGATCGAGCCGTTGGCACGAGCTTCCTTCTCCAGCAGTTGGACGAAATCGCTCGTTACCCCACGCAGCTGGTTGACGATGTTGGTGCGGACTCGCCTGGCGGAGGCGATCTTCTCCTGGCAGACGTCGGACAGCAGAAGCATGTTCGACGGATGCAGGACACGTTCGCACCGCGCCTTCTTGACCATGGCTCCACGGTCGGCCAGGTACTTGTCTAACATCGTCTCCCTCGTTCCCGACAGCTCTCGCTCAGGGTCGATGGAAGCGACTTTCACCTCCGTTGCACTCCTGGGGTCCCTGAGCTGGAGAGCGTCTATTACAGCGGCAGAATCCACTGCCGCGAACTTCAGGTTAGGCCGCTGAACACGCAGCTTGACGTTGGTGTTCTGTGCCAGCAGCTTGATCTGGTCTACAGAAAGGTCGTTGGCGCGGGCTATCTTGGTGACCAGATCGTCGAGCTTGGTATCGCCCTCGAGGTATTCACCGATAGCTTGCCTCGACCAGTCGTCGAGTTTCTGCTGGCTGACTCGAACCATGAAGTTCTCCCTTCTCGCTTTTAGTATACGAGAATTCTCACTGCCTCAAAATCCATCCCGTCTAAGGATGCGCGTTGTACCATTCCCTCCACCCGGCGGGCTCGAGGTCGATCTCTCCGGTAGTGGCCAGCTTCCATTCGCAGAAGCGGCGTCTGACCAGTCCAGCCAGCCTCTTCCCACCGCCCTTCGACCAGCTGTAGTACGACGTAGCGCCATGCAGGCCCGGCTTAGCTACCCACGATCCCCTAGAGATGATTCCAGGGCCGCAGTTGTATACGGCAGACATCAGGGCTGCCTGGATGTTGCTGGGGAGATCGTCCCATTCTTCAGTACGAAACTTGCGATCCTTCCTGGCATTCCAGGCCAGCTTGGCCTTGGGGGCATACGTCTGGATGAACTCATTCAGAAGGATCTCGGCCGCCTGCGGCTCGGTCCAGGGGAAAGGAGGCTCGCCCCCTCTGATGACATGGCCGTATCCTACAGTGCGCTTGCCAGCCGGGCAGATGTATGGATTGGGGAAGAACTGTTCGAAGGGCTTAGTGATGGCTAGCGCAAGGCGGAGCGCCTCGTCATCAGAAAAGGCTCTGACATGCTTCTTGATCTTCTCCAACTCAGAAGCGAAGCGAGCTAGAGTATCAGGAGAAAGAAGCTCGGACAGGGAGTGTCCGTTGGTCTCGAGCCAGGTCTTGCCCTTGGTGATCATGCCAGCCTCCTTGTTCGCTACTGGTTATCTGATTGAAGTATACGAGGAATCGATAGAGGGCAAAAAAGAAATCTACTCGGAGAAGAGAAGGGGGCGCCGGCCTTCCGGTCGCCCCCCCTATGTGTCAGCTCTGCAGGTGCTCCAGGAGCTCCTGCAGTCCCTCTATGGTCCGGGCGGCGGGGGGGCGCCCATAGACGTCCTTCTCCCCACCTTCCAGGCGAGTTATTATCCCCCTCAGGTGAGTCACCACATTGGAGGCCGCCGACGCATGCGCCGGCAGCTGCGCGAGCCCCCCCCATACTATTGTGTATGGGGTTCCCGGGGCTTCTGCGAACCCCCCCCAGAAGTCACCGTATGTCCATTCCATCTCCTCAACGGATAGATCTTTCCAGGAGACTTTTGTGGAAACGGTCCACTTCATTTCTTTTATTGCCATGATAACTCCTTTCCCTCCCTGCTTGGAGGGAAATGGTTGAGAGCCGACTAGCCCCGTGCCAGCCGGCTCTCCACGCTTCAGCGAGGGAAGCAGCCCTCGCCTAGCCGCCACTCAGGGCGGCATGCCCCATAGCCGGAAGCGCAAGCTCATAGGACATGAGCGGCATTCTTCCGGCCGGGGCTCAATTGAGCATCGGCTTCCATCCTAAGATGGCCGCTGCCGATGCAACGCGACTCTGGCCCGCTTGATCAGGCGGGTGGCAGTGGGCGAGCTGCGACTAGCTTCCCTCTCTCCATTATATTTATAACACAATCGCGGTATGGTTTAGTAAAAAAATACACTAGTTGGAAGGGGGCCGGAGGAGAGATATCCCCGGCCCCTTGTGCTCTCACTTCGGCGCGTTGTTTATTTCGTTGGTGGCCCAGTTGAGGCCGGCCATCGCCTGGCATAAATCGCGCAAGCCGACCGAGGAACGCAGTTCCCTCTCTGAAAGGACAGCGAACGTTATCTCTTGGTGGTAGAACTTATCGGACATCACAACCTCACCTTCTTGAACTCTGCGCTGATGGCCTTGGCCATCCTCTTCAGGGCGGATTCAGCGGCTACCATGGCTTCGTAGGGCGTGTCGTAGGATCCTAACCCGACTTCACCGTTGAAGCCGTAAACATACCGCTTGTCATCATCTTCGCCGACTTCATCGTCATAGTCGATAGGGCGAACACGAATCTGAAGAGTGTCCCCATCGACTAGTCCAGCGAATGCCACCCAGTTGCACTCCGCCGGTGAGCCCACTATATGCCAGTCAAGCCCCAGCACTGAGTTCAGGTCTGCCCCATCCTTAGTGAGGCCGACAACCTCAGGCGAGATGTCGGCGTCCTTGAGTAGCTTTGCCGCCTGCTTTGCATCGACATCAGAGTATAAGTTCTCACCGGGTAACCTGATCACGACGCCGTTCTCAACCGCACGCATCAGGTCCGCCACGCTGTGGTAGAGTAACTGCTCGCTCGACAACAGGTCGAGCTGGATCTTCGCGCGGTGAAACTTACGGTCACTGGACATTTCGCCCTCCTAGTGTGTTCGCTAAGGCACTGACTGCGGCGCGGATCTTTGATTCTGCAGCGAACATGGCCTCTTCCTTGCTGTGGTAAATCGGGGCTGACTCCCCATTGTTCATGTAGATCTTGTAGCGTATGTCGTCGCCCATTAGCCACCGGCCAACTATCGCTAACGGCTTATTCTCATAGGACTGTGCCGTTTGCCACATATCGGTGCGACGTGGCATCTGTCTCCAATCCAGCCTCAGACCGTCTGCTATTAGACTTCCATCCGAGCAGAGCCCGGCGCGCGCGGGATCTATCTTGGCAAGCTTCAGCTCCTTGAGGGCCTGCTGCGTGCTGATCTCCTTCGTCTCGCTGTCTTTCTTCAGGTGGATCCACTTCCGATTGAGAACTATGTCCCGCGCATCCGTTCCCTCGGGAAGAGGACCCTCCGTCAACACCTCTACGGTGAGCGTTGTTTTGTAGAACTTAGTTGACATTCCAACCCTCCCTCAAGTCATCGGCGTCCATTACCTCATCAAGATCGCTGCACGCCTCACCGAGGGTATCGAGCGCGTCTACGAAATCAGCCCGGATTCTCTCAATAGCCTCCGAAGCCATCACCACGCGCTCACCCTCGAAGACCTCAGGCCACTGCGCTCCACATTCCTTGCACGTGAAGATGACTATGGCCTCTCTTAGCCCAGGATGATACTTTATATACGGATCCGCATCGTCAGGCACGTATTCACCACAGTTCGGACACGGCATATCCGCAATTGCATCATTGTCTTCCATCGGATGCCACCGGAGAACTTCCTCCCACTCATTCCCGCACACATCGCAACGCACGAACCTGTGGATACGGTGACCTTTACTCCTTAGCTCCATATCGGCCTTCGTGGCGTCACTCTTGCACTTGTTACAGATGCTAGACATCGCTCCCCTCCAGCTCCTCAATGGCTGCTGCAGCCGCCTCCTTGAGCTTTTCTAAGACCTTGACGAGGTTATCCGGCTGCACTCGCTGGAGAAGCTCGCCTAGAGCCGCCAACGCTATGAAGTCGGTGTTACTCATACAGGCGGCAAAGACGAACGCCATGCCGGTGTCGAACTCCTCCTGATCATCCAACGGCCAAGCCTGCACTACGGAATCAGCCGCGCTGGCTAACTCCAGAGTCGAAGCTCCACTCGATATCAGATCCACGAGGTGTAACACGCTGTCCATGAACATGTACGGACCCCCCTAAAGCCCGGGGTAATTCCTCTTGAGGTAAGTGATCTGCTTTTTGAGCGAAGCCAACTTGTCTTTCGCCCAATCTGTGTCAAGGGTAACTGTCATACCCTCGGCAGCTTCTTCGAGATCTTCACCGTCTATCCACCCCTGCGCCTCACGGCAAGAGATGCCATACTGCGAACGCGTTCCCTGCCACCACTCTACGTGGTCACCCTTCCGAAAAGTCTTGTCCTTGCTCGGCTTCACCACCACATAGTGACGGCCCGGTTTCATGTCTTTCCACGAAATTTCCTCCACTGGAGTCCTCCTTCTGTGTAAATGACTATGCACCATCGAGTTATTTATACCTCAAGAATGGAGGGTTTGGGAGAGGGATGCCATTTGTCGAAATTTCCCGTCATTCCTCCGCCGCGTTTTTGTCGAGAAAATTTCAGAATTTTTCTCGATTTTTCACGATTGGGTATCTTATGGATTACAAACTAGTTACAAGCCCGCCCCGCCCAGCATCGTCTCGACAAGCGTTTTTCTGGACCGGCGACGCCCCAAAATCCGTTTTGTAACATGTCAACTGACAACACATTGCAAATGCGAAATCCGTATTTTTAAAACCCTCAACACGCTACGAGAATGCAATTTGCAAATGCATAATCAACAATGAGTTAACCTCTAAAATCGCGTATTTTTAAAACCCTCAACACGATACGCGATTGCAAATTCTTATCTTCAACTGCCGCAACATGTTCAAGCATCGAAAAACGTATCTTTGAAACCCTCAACACGATACGCGCGCGGCCTCTAAAAATTGCTCCAAAAAGTGATTTTTCTCGATCGCGTATCTTTGAAACCCTCAAGGCGTTACGAAGACGCAAATCCGTATCTTTGAAACCCTCAAGGCGTTACGCGTTTTGACCAATTTTGGCATTTTGAGAATTGTCGAGATTCTTGTAAGTGGATAAAACGCAATCTGTTATGCGGAAAACGCGAAGCTCGAAAAAACGACCGACTTTTTCTTATTAAGAATTATTCTTATTTTCCTCCCGAAAAACGACGCCATTTTTGCGTACAGCCGATTTCGTAATTTTGAAACCCTCAAGACGATACATTTTAGGGGTGCTTTGCTAAAAGAGAAAGGAGAATGAAATAGGAAATAGGAAATAGGAAACGCTTCCGGACCTAGCAACAGCTTTGAAAAGGGAAAAAGAACAGATACCCCCTTGACACCTCCAGGAACCTTTTGCATTATCGAGGCGCTGGGGCAGGTGGACATAAGTCACCCACCTATGCTGGGCATGGGTTTCCCCTCTCATGCCCAGCGCCCCTAACCAGACTAAGGGGAATGGGGAAACGAGGGCAGATAGATGACACCACGGCTTAGAGGAGTAGATAGATGGGATTGGTTCCCGCTTTATCATAACGATTGGATGAGTGACGATAAATTGGCGATTTGCGGTTTAGAAGCGCAGGGGCTGTTGATGCGCCTTATGTGTAAGGCGTGGAAACACGGTGGACGTCTTAACATAAGCGTGGATGAGTTAAGCGTAATCGCCAGTGGTGATGCAGAAGGCGCGCAGCGCGGGTTAGCTGAATTAGCTAAGCGTAATAGAATCGAGCTGAAGACGAAAAAGACATCTGACGGCTTGATGTACAACATCGTCATAACCAGACTTGCTGCTATATATGACCAGCAGTTGGCTAGGCATAATCGTCTTGTTGAATTCGGCAAGGCGGGTGCTAGAGCCAAGAAAGCTAAGGAAGCCGCGAGAGCGGCTGAAGAGGCTGAACGCGCTGCTCTGTTAAAGGAGCTGATTGACAATGAAGACGAGGCGAATAACGTGATAGTATCCGGTCCTGACGTTATGCCGGCGATAACACACCGCACGACTAAGAAGGAGAAGGAGATACTCGAGAAGCATGGCGGTGGTGGTTTAACTGAGCAGAATGCTGAAGACATAGCCGTGGTATCTAGGGCTATGCGTGCTCTAACGAGTACGGGCAAGGCTTTAGGATTATCTCTAGCTGGTGGCTTAAAAGACCGCTGGTCGCGCACGTTGCTTGAAGTATTCGGTGTGGCGGCTAAAGAGCACAACGTATCAATGGACAAGATTTCGCGTTCTTTTATACTAAGGCTGAAGGACGAGGAAGTACGGGACAAGTTGCGGCGTGTCACGTGGGTGCGTCCGGAGTTTTTGCGTACGGATTGGCCGCAATACATAGATGGTCAGATAACGCGTGAGGAAGAGATGAGGCGTAAGGTGATACAGAATCGTGTTGACCAATTCTATGGTGGCATGATTAATTGGGACAAAGAGCATGGTGAGGATGATGCGGAGCATCGTGCGACGGTGATACAGACCTTTTGGTCTAACCTTGCGCATGAGTACAACCTCACGGATGCTAAGCTGAAGGAGTTTGGATATGAGCCGCCTATCTGAGATGCTGAAGGTTGCCGTAGTGGGGGCGATGTCTCCGCTCAATGCTGTTGGGGGGAGTTTTACTACGCCGTACTCGGCGATGTACATGCAGAATCAGCGGCTGCAGCAGTTATTGTTGGAGCGTGCTGCTCAGCAGCGTCAGGCGATGATACAGCGATCCGCGGGTGGTCCTAACAGCATACTGGCGCAATCGAGTCCATTGCAGCAGCCTCAGAAGCAGCCGGAGCAGGCGGGCAAGCTTGACGCGTTGCGAGATACCTTGAGGCCGTTTACTGCATCTAGTGTTGGCGTGCCTGGGCCGAGGAGCCTGGGTTAATCACTTTAACGGGGGTTGACATGATTAAACTCGTAGACACGGCGTCTGATGGTGAGTCGAGGATTCCTGGCTCTGACCATCTCTATTTCATTGCTGACAATTTGCTGCACAAGCTATGTGCTCCGTTGTCGTTGTTGCACAAGCCGGAGTATGAGTTGATGCGCACGCGTGACGTGGAGACTGACCGTGATGCCGTAGTAGTTCAGCATTTCGACGAGTACAGTGATGCTCGTGAGGACTTCATGCCGAAGTTGTCCATAGAGTTGGACGAGTACGCATCGCGTTATTCGTGTAACGTGAAGGACTTGCCGCCGATTAGTCTAGATGACGTGATGCGTGGCAAGATTTACCGCGACATTATCTATCCAGCTAATA